GAGCATTTCTCCGTTGAAGATAGGTAGGCATCAATATGATGAGAATAAAGACCCAGCCCTAAATATCGCGGAAGCTTTGCCCGGGTCTGGTAAGTGGGACAGGCTAGGGTTTCGTACCATAGAGGCCAGGCCGGAGGAATTTTTTAGGATTAATCCCAGAAGATTTCTTCATAGAAATCCGACCCAACGTACTGACACTTCTCTTGAGGAAGGGGGGGTCCCACCAGAGTCACAACCTGGGGGAATAATTGCGCAGAAACACGAGGGGGGGAACTTTCGGTTACAAAGAAATTCTTTTTACGTACCCGCTTCCTGAGTTTTTGACAAAGTCTCCTGAATTTACTGAGTGGAATCGTGATTTTAGTACAAGGGCGGATGGAAGCCCCGAGTTCATGGATCTTCCCGAGGGAAGTGCGTTAAAGAACCTTTTTCCCAACCATGTTTACTGGTCTGCAAATTCAGAAGCGCATTGGCCTGGAGAGTTCAACATTGTTGCTCATCTCAGGAGCGATATAAGGATCATCGATGGAGAGTACAGTGTGTTCGGTGATGAGTTCCAATCAGACTGGCAAACTGAACACGATGAAACCTTCTCGGGGTTGAAGCTTTTAAATTTCGCGATAAACGATCCTGAAAAGTTTTTTTCTTTGGATTACGATGGGTTTGTAGAGAGCGGGATTTCTGGCGATGTTCTAAAATTTTTGGGCAGAGACGAAAGGGAGCGAGAAGGCAAAAGTCTTAATGAGTATTATACAATTTTGCAGGATAAGTACGGTATAGGGGTTGCTCTTACGGGTGACGCTCGCGTAGACTTAATAGAGATAATAGAAGCTGGAGATTTGGTGCTTGATAACCCTGATCTTTTTGATCTAAGCGAGGCGACGCCGCTGGCGAAAATTGTGTGGGGGCAGCCGGAATATACCGGTCCCCTTGGAGAGGGTCTCAAGTCGATCAAGGAGGCTTTAAGAAAAAGGTATCAGGTCTTAGGAAACGCAATAGACAAAAGTAATGCTATGGGTTCTGATCAAATTTTAGATTGGGCCGATTTAATAGGGGATAAACAAAATACTTTGCAGATCATAAACCAAGCTATGGAAGATCTGCCTAAAAGCCCTTATGCTCGAACCAAGGATTGGACAAAGTTGATAGCCGAGCAGCAGCTTTTGACAGCGGCTAATGAGGGTTATAATAGTATCTCCTGGTCTAGTGGAGATCTCAAGATAAAGACTAACCCAGGCGAACTCTCGGAAGCCAAGCTCAGGCTTGTATATGACAAAGAGATGAAAAATCAGGTTATAAGATCATTAAAGAGCTTGGGAGTTTCAAAGGAAGATATAGATATAAAGAGGGTTCCTTACGATGTTAAGGTACCAACACAGGGTGAAATTCCTCGCCTGTGGCCTACGGTGAGAACTTATGTTTGGAAGTTAAGTTTGACACCGAAAATTATTGAATTGATTATGAAGATTGGTTTCAAGGTGTCCAAGCTAGATCCGTCCAAAGGTGGCTTGCTAGGACAAAAAACAGAGCGAGAATTGTATGCCTAAAAACGAAAAAATGTCAGAAGACGAAATCGTTGCTCGTATTCAAGGAGAGCTAACAGATTCCCTTGGTTACGGGGATGAAATAGCCTTGCAAAGAGAAGAGGCCATGAAGTATTATTATGGACTTCCCTTTGGTAATGAGGTTGAGGGCAGAAGTCAGTTTGTTGATTCGACCGTGTCTGATACTATTGAATGGATAAAGCCGTCGTTGATGAGGGTTTTTGCCTCCGGTGACGAGCTTGTTAAGTTCAATGCTGTGGGACCAGAAGATGAAGCAATGGCTGAACAGGCAACTGATTTTGTAAATTATATTTTTACAAAACAAAATCCTGGGTGGGAAATATTGCTTTCTTGGTTTTCCGATGCTTTGTTGCAGAAGAACGGCATCGTTAAGGTTTGGTGGGATACAGCAGAAGAGTGGTCAAGAGAAGAATATAAAAATTTAACAGATGTTGAATTTGAATCTTTGTTGTCAGAAGATGATGTTGAGGTTGTGGAACATACTCCGCACGAGGAAGAGGAAGAGGGTTCGGCTGTTTATGAGGAGGGCGGCGAATCAGAGGTGGATATAGATTATGCGGAATTTGATGAGGAAGTTCTTCACGATGTCGTTATAAAGAGAAACACCTCTAGCGGGCAAGTAAGAATAGAAAATGTTCCGCCCGACGAGTTTTTAATATCTAGAGAAGCTAAAACAATTCAAGATGCTCGTTTTGTTTGTCATAGAGTTAAGAAGACATTGTCAGAGCTTCGCGAGATGGGTTATGACGTAGACCCAGAAGATTTAAGCGGCGGCAACGAGATAGATGCTTTTTCCTCGGAAAGGCTAGCTAGATATGAGTTTGATGATTCTTCTACTTTCGGAGGTGGATGGGGTACAGATTCTTCTTCCGAAGAAGCTCTTCGTGTTTATTGGTTGCATGAAAGTTTTTTGAAAACCGATTTTAACGGCGATGGTATTGCTGAACTAAGAAAGGTTTGTACTGTTGGCAGCAAAATTCTTGCCAACGAAGAGATTGATAGCAAGCCCTTTGTTAGTATCACCCCCATACGAATACCGCATAAGTTTTTTGGTCTTAGTGTTGCTGATCTTGTTATGGATTTGCAACTGATAAAGTCTACTCTCATGCGAAATTTGATGGATAACGCCTATAACCAGAATTTTGGTCGTTATGCCGTTTTGGAAGGACAAGCAAACTTAGATGATCTTTTAACACAGCGACCTGGCGGTGTTGTTAGGGTAAAGGCTCCTAATGCCATTACTAGATTAGATACCCCAGCGTTAGAGCCATATTCTTTTCAGATGCTTGAATATCTCGATAGCATTAGAGAGTCAAGAGCTGGTGTAAGCAAATATAGCCAAGGGTTGAATGACAAGGCATTAACTTCCCATACAACGGCTACAGCAGTTAATTCTGTTATGACGGCTGCTCAGTCTAGGGTAGAGTTAATAGCAAGAAACTTTGCCGAAACCGGTGTAAAAGAATTGATGAGATTTATCTATGAATTGGTTCAAAAGAATCAAGACAAGGAACTTATTGTAAAGCTTAGAAACGAGTGGGTTTCTGTTAGGCCAGATGCTTGGAGAGACAAAACAGACTGCACTGTATCTGTTGGTCTGGGTCAAGGAAACAGAGATCAACAACAAATGTACTTGAGCACAATGTTGCAGTTTGCAGGCGACGCCATGAGGGGCGGATTAAGTATAGTTACAGAACAGAACATGTATAACATAGGTGCTTTGTTAGTAAAAAATATGGGATTCATTAATGTTGAGGATTTCCTTACTGATCCATCTAAGGTTGAGCAACGTGAGGAGGGTCCATCTATGCAGGATCAATTGGCTCAAGCAGAAATGGCTATCAAACAAAAGGAATTAGAGATCAAAGCTGCCGATGTTCAAATAAAAGCTCAAAAAGTTCAAAATGATGCTGCCGAGGCGCAGGTGGATGCCGCGCTGAAGATGGAAGAAATTAAATTAGAAAGGGAGCAAGAACGACCAGTTGGCATCGGATTATAATAACTTAAGGAATTTAAATGAGGGAAGAGCGAGCAAAGGAACTATTGAGAAATGAGTTGTTTATTGAAGCTTTCGATGTTTTGGAAAAAGAAATGATAGGTATGTGGCGCCAGAGCGGCGCACAAGATATAGACCAACGAGAAGCGTTCTGGTTGGCTTTGCGATTGCTGGAAAGAATAAAATCTCACGTTGTTTCCATTGTGGAAACTGGTAAGATAGATAAGATTCTAGACAAGCAACACCCATATATCTAGGAGAGTTAATTATGGCGGATAAGCAACAAGCCCCGCAAATTTTAGAGCCGTTAAAGCCGGAGCAGGGAAGTATTGATTCGGCACAAGAAGCCTTATTAGGTTTAATGGAATCCCAAGAGGAAACGCCAGAAACCTTAGAGGCAGAACCTGTTGAAGAAAGCGAGTCTACTGAAGAAATTCAAGACGAATCTTCTGAAACAGAAGAAAAGGAAGAGGATGTTGAAGAATCTTCTGAAGAAGAGTTTGAAGAGGAATCGCAAGAAGAAGAAGAACCTTTGTATGCTGTTCGTGTAAACGGAGAGGAACAAGAGGTTAACTTGGACGAACTTGTAAAAGGTTACTCGCGACAATCAGACTACACAAGAAAGACGCAGGAATTAGCTGAGCAACGAAAACAGTTAGAAGATGGTACTCAAAAGTATCAATCAGAACTGGAACAAATTCAGCACGAGCGTCAGCAGTATCTTTCGGTTTTACAAGGCTATATCGAAAAGAATTCTGGTTTAGAGAAGTTTGGCAATATAAATTGGGAAGAGTTGCGCGACTTTGATCCCATGGAATATGTCAGTAAACGAGAAGAATTTCGAGAAGCTAAGGAGAAAATCCAAGAAGCCAAGAGTCAGTACGAAGAAGCGCAAAGCAAGCAAGAAGTCACCAATAAGCAATCTTACCAAGAAGCATTGAATAAAGAACATGCTTCGATGGTAGCAAAGATGCCTGATTGGGGGGTTCCAGAAAAGCAAAGTAAGATTGCGCAAAATCTACGGACTTATGCAGAAACACAAGGGTTCTCCGCCGAAGAGTTAAATTCTCTTATCGATCATCGTTCGTTGTTGGTATTAACGAAGGCCATGGAATACGACAGGCTGAAATCTTCTAATCCAAAATCTAAGAAGATTAAGAATGTTCCCAAGGTTGTTAGATCTGGCAAAGGAACGGAGAAAAGTACTAATGATCGAGTTAAACGTACTGCACAAATGAAGCGTCTTAGAGGTACAGGTCGTCTTGATGATGCATCTGCACTTTTAGAAGATTTTATAGACATTTAACTAAGGAGGGCTGCATTATGACAGTTCCTGCAAATACTAGGGAAACCTATGGTGCTGTAGGCATCAGGGAAGACCTAAGTAACATTATATATAACATCAGTCCAATGGACACTCCGTTTATGAACGGTGTTGGACGGGGTTCGTGCGACAACACGACCTTTGAGTGGCAAACTGATACTTTGAGCGATACGGCAACTAACAGACAGAAAGAAGGCGATGACTATGCTTCTAC